CCTGAAGTCTGATTGGTAACCATCTCCAGATGCACCAACATCATTCTTAACAGAAGCTGAACCGTGGATACCATCATTAGTACCAGAAGCCGCTGTCTTGTCTCCAAGAGCCGCAATGTCAGCTAGGTGATTTGATTTGATAAGGCGGATACCTGCAACACTTTGGATTACACCTGTAGCCATATTACCACCAGTACCAAAGTCTCTGCTAACAGCGTTGTTACCAGAAGCTAAGATTGTATTGTAGGTTTTAGGAGCTACGATAGCGAAACGTCCTTCAGAAGGAGCATCGTTTTCGTCTAATCCAGTAGCGATATCATACAGAGCATTGATGATCTCTGTGTCTGTATCTAAATCAGTACCAGATAACTGGATACCAGCTTTAGTATCACCAGAGATATTTGCACCTGTCTTAGCCGCCGCAAACAATGTTTTCATTGTAGCTAAATCAAACTGCTTAGCTAAAGCTTTACCAAGCTCAGAAGCATAGATAGAACGGATATCGTAGTGGTTCATTAATTCGTCAATCTTCGCTAAGAAAGTTGAAGAGATCAATACGTCGTCAATAGCGATTGTTCTTTCAGTTTTCTTGATGTCAGAGATTTGACTTGAAGCGTTGGCATAGATGTCCTGTCCCGCTGAGTGGTAAGCCGCAGAAGCGATACCTGTGATTGGGAACTGGGCAGATTTGCCACTTGATATAGTACGAACAGTATGAAGAGGTTTCATAACTGTTGCTGTTTCAAAAGCAGTGAGGATCTCACCACTAAAGACCTTGAGGAACAAGGATTCGTTACCTGCACCCGAGTTATTGGTATCTAAACCTACTCGTGAAGCGGCATTTGTAGTTGTCGTAAATGACATAATTTTTCCTTTACTTTATAAGGGTTATTGTTAGGGTTAGTGGTGTCGGTCGACGTCGTCATTCATACAGTTGTCCGTCGCAACGGGCTGTGTGTCTAAGTCAGTTGACAAAATTATTTCTTTTTAGGAAATCCTTTTTTCATATTCTCGTAGGATTTCTTAGAGACTGTAGAGTTCTTCTTAGAACGGCTTATTCCAAGTTTACGTCTACGATTGATATTTCTATATAAGCTCATAATATTAACATTTCCATTTTCTTAGTGCGAGAGCCTTACGTGTAGGTCTCCCTTTAGAGTCTTTCATAGGGCCTTTAACACCCTTCATACGAGCACAAAAAGACCTCTTACGAGGGCCTCCTTTAGGTTGTGGGGCTTTTAGGTTAGATCCTGTTTTACGGTTGTAATAAGCACGTCCCTTGGCGTTTAAACCACCTGTAGGGTTTTTATGTTCTTTTCTTAGGCTTACACCTTTACGTTTACTCATATCTTTCTACATTTATATCCTCCACTACTTGGGTTTCTTCTTCTGCTGTTAAAGTATACTCTGTAACTTCCAGAGCCCACTCTCCATCTAAAGTATATATAGGTGCAGTATAGGTTCTTGTCACATTAATAGGATCTTCCCAATAAGGTAAGTTACGTGTTTGACCTTCTTCATCAGCTCGTAAGTCGGCTTCTGCTTTTGTTTGGTATATTAAAAATTTATGCATATTAATAATCCTGTGACATTCTAGTATGTAGTTCTGATTTCTCTTCAGATGTTAAAATCTTATTAAACAATAGAGCACCTTTCATTATATATTTATTGTCACCTAGATATATAGAACCTATGTCTATATCAGCATCTAAGCTAGTTGTAGTAGTATCTACTTCTTGCGTATTGTTAACAAATAAATTCATATCAGTTGATGTAACACCACTAACTGGGTTTCTCTTGATTTCACCTATGTATGTTTTAAGTGTACTATGGTCAAATACATCGTGTTCTGCTATAACGTGTGTAAAGTCATCACCCCTTGCTGAAATAGCTATATCATCAGAATACGTACCCGCCTTTATAGCTAACGCTTTGTGTGGGACATTATATGGAGATGATGGAGAAACGCTATCTCTTAAAGCAAACAATGTTCTAGAAGAGGCAGGCAATCCGTACAATGAACTGTCTTTCTTTCTAGCACCTAGAACAAGAGTTGTGTCATTTGCTGTTGTATTGTTTTCAAAAGGAGATAATGTTGATTCAGCACTTGTTGTAAACAAAACTGCGTAGTTAAAATAATTTAATTGATCAAATCTTACTGTGTTCTCACTTGATTCATACCAAGGTCTGCTTGAAGAACTTGGGTGTTGTAGATCTAAAGCTGAGTTACCTTTCTGATTATACAGTTTAGCCACCCTAGTACCACTAGAAGCCGCACCATCTAACCAAGTTGTATAAGTACCATCAGTTAGTTCTGTTGCTGTGAAATCTCTTTCAGTAGTGCTTGCCCCAGAGTTATAAAATCTAATAACATTGTTACCATTACCTAAATAATCTACCGTACCATATATAGCAAAAGCTGAATCGAATATAGTTTTATCTACTGCAACTTGTGCTGTGACAAGGCTCTGCACAAGAGGAGATACTTGGGAAGACATAAGGTTCATTTATTTAGGATTTAGATAACGCTGTTACGCTTGTGAATACGTTCTGTGAAGTACCACCAGAGTAGGTAAGTCTTAACTGTTTAGAAGATGTAACGAATTTGAAGCCACCATCTGCTGATAATTCAGCGTCTTCGATAGCTACGTATGTTCCGTTAATATCTTGCTCCAGTGTAACTTTACCACTACCAAATGTGCCACTTGCAAGAAGTACACCTTCACCACCTACCCAGTCAAGAGTAGTAGAAGTGTTAGAAGTGAATGTAGTTTTGAATGCCATAGTTATTATTTGTTTGTTCGGGTTTTAAAATAGGTAAATGCAACGAATATAGCAACCAAGATAGCTCCTACAAAGCCTGCATCAGCGGGCTCTGGGATAGCGGGGTAGTCGACTCCAAATCTGTAGTCTAATTCATCCCATCCATATTGGACGTTGTCGTAGTCGATACCACTCCATTCATCACGATCAAGTAATGGAACAAAATAATACCACTCCCAATCTTGTTCGATTGTAATCCAAGTTATGGACTCTTTAGTTTCTGGTTCTGTTATACTCATTTTTTAAATATTGATGTAAATATTGAAGCAAACTCTTTGAAGACTTTGCTAAAGAAATTGTTTTTAGGGAGAAACATTAATATAAGCGATACAATACCGATATAGGTAAAAGCTATAGCGAGTAAATCGTCTTTATAATTTAAGAATAAATAGTCAATCATGATGTTGGTGATACTAGTCTAATACTTGAATGAGGCTTTATGTCGTCTCCCATCTGTTCAAAAGGTGTCTCTACGATAGGTAGTTCATTCTTGACTTCTGTTGGAGATTCCTTAGGCTCGTCAGATGATGATTTATTTTCTGTTGTTTCTGACTTCTCTGCTTTTGATTCTTGGCTTGATTCAGTGGGTTTACTCTGAGAAGGCTTATCGTCGGGACTATCTTGTGAAGAAGAAGAAGATTCCTGTGTGGTGTCCTCGGACGCAGGAGTATCAGTGGGTGTCGGTTGTGGTTCGGAAACCTCGGAAGGACTAGATAACTCTTGTATCTCAGCTACCTTCTCAGCGATCACTACTTGACCCCAAGCGTTTAATGAGTGGAAGTCGACGAAGTTGTCTATAAACATAGGAACTTCAAATCTCTCTTCAACGACGTCTTCTGCAATCTCAGCTACGAATACAGTCGTAAGGTCAGTAGCTATACCAACCTGTGCAGTACCCGCCGTGGCTACGGCTACAGTACCCGCAGTGCCTAATTCGCTTACTTTTTGAACGACTGGTAGATCCTTAATACGCTCCACCAAAGATTTCTTAAGAGCTTTCCTACCTTCCTCAGTAGTTTCTTTAATCTCTTTAAGATCTGCTTTAACGTCACCAAGACCTTGTGATTCGAGTAACGTTCTAAGTGCTTCTTGATGTTCAAGGAGTATTTTTTTCGCTGATTTTTTGTCCATTTACAAAGACACTTGGTTCTGTTAACACAAAGTAAACAAGTCATATTATTTAACAGTTGATGAACCGAAGTAAAAGGATACGATGGTTATGATGGAGGTACGGATCTCTGGGAGTATGACGTATCCGTGTAGGGTCTCATAGGATGTACCAGTTATGAAACCAAACCATTTACTATACTCACTAGCTACTGTTACTCCATCGCCACTATGGGCTAATAAGAATGGGGCTACAACAACTCCGAATAGGACGACGACTACGATGAATCGACGTACCCAAGCACCTCCTGCTCCACCACGTTTATCTGCGGCATCAGCACTTTCAGTATATGCTTGTGACTTTTTAATTAGATTGTCTACGTTAGATGCTTGTGCATTGACTAACGTACCAATCAACTTGAAGATGAAGCCACTAGCTCCACCACCAAGCATTGCTACTAATTCTGTTGTCATTCTTTATTAATTATAATTTTTTCTTCTAGACGACTCACTTTATTTTTAAGACCTTCTATATCTTTGTTGAGTACATCGTTTTGTTTAGTTAACGCTTCACACGCTAAGGTCATAGCGTTGAGCCCTTTCTCGAGGATTTCTAATGTTGTTTCTGGCATAGTTATTCATATTAGTCCTCAATTAAAATGCGTTAGATACAGCTAATCTACGCTCGACTTCAGCACGATATGCAGGGTCATTTTGGTATCTAGGATCACGCATAGCTTCTGTCACTTGAGCGGCAGATCTAAAGGGTTTTACAGCACTTCCAGTGGTTGAGCCACTAAGTAATTCTGGTGCTTTACCTCCTGCGTCCTTGAAACGTGCAAACATACCCGCTACAGCCATTTTAGATTGCTCTAAAGTTCCTTCACTGACGACGTCGTCGTAGGCAGTTATCTCCTCATCTGTAAGATTATTCTGAGCCCACTCGACCATCGACTCGTAGACCTCTGGCCCACCGATGGAATCCTGTATCTGTTTAGTTTCATTTCCAAGAATAGCTTCTTGTCCTGCGATGTAGCTATCTACCAGTTCTTTTGGTATGCCCGCATCTGCAAGACCTTTGTACATATCCTCGGAAAGCTCTCCGTTTTCATTATAGTAATCTTGAGCTAAGCTGATCGGATTATCAGAACTGTCACTTTCGGATTCAACGTCACCGTCTTCACTTTCGGTTTCTTGTTCTTCTTCTCCCCCTTGCTTTCGTTCAAGTTCTTCATAAGCTTTAGCTAGTTCCTCTGGTGATTTAAACTTCTCGTTTAACCACTCTGGGCGTTCTTCTGTTGATTCTGTTACATTAGGTTCAGCAGTGCCGTTTTTGGCTCTAGCCTCTTCTTGCATTTTTAGTTCTTCTTCGAGAGATAAATTCTCCCCCTCGGTTGGTTCGTTTATCACGACTTTTTCCATAGTTTACTCGCCTTCTATTGGTAGTTGTTGATTTTTTGCTTGGTCAGAAATAGCTTTAATACCAGAAGGGCCTAACTTCTCAGTCATTTGCATAGCTTGCTGTTGTTGCACTTCTTGTTCTATTTCTTCTGTTGTCTTTACAAGTCCTGCTGTTTTAATACCAAGACTTGTAGCACGACGTTTAAAGTATTCATTTGGATTTACATACTGTTGGAGAACCTCTGGGCCAAACATCTGAGCCGCTCCACTAAGGAACATATCTAGTTTCTGTAAATCATTACCACGTCCAAGGGCTTCTACACCTGTTATAATGACAGGGTTAATTACATCCTTAGGTAGTTTAGGTAGACGACGTTTCTTATTCATAACAGCCATAATACGATGTATCATAGGCATAGAGAGCTCTGTACTAAATAAGCTATATACACCACC